AAGGCTAAAAATGATATTAAAACCAAACAGGCTAGTCTTACTGCTAGTGCTGATGCTGGCAGCTTGCGCCTCTGCCCCTCCAGTGGTATACAAGCCGATTCAAGTTCCTCCTCTGCCAGCGGAAATACAGCCAATGAGTCCGACTCTGAGCGACAGACTGTCAAAGCTCTTATCGGTATCGCCGCAGACGGAGACACAGCCATCACAAGTCTCAACGCCTGTATCGCCCAGTACAGCCAAGTGATGCAGACTGTCAATGAGGGCGTCAAATGATTAGCACAGAAAAACTGCACGCGCTGGGTATAGGGCCTGAGTGGTCTGAGCCTTTGACCACAACCTTTACGACGTTTGGCATAAATGATCTTAACCGACAAGCTGCGTTTATTGGACAGTGTTCACACGAGTGCAACCACTTCAAGACACTGGAAGAAAACCTCAACTATCGCGCCGAAACCCTTCAAAAGCTGTTTGGTCACAAGTTTAAACCCGACGAGTTTGCCGTTTACGCCCACAATCCCCAGAAGATTGCCAACCGGATTTACGCCAGCCGAATGGGAAACAGGGGGGAAGAGAGCGGAGATGGGTGGAGATTCCACGGGCGTGGATGTATACAGTTGACCGGGCACGACAACTACTGGCATTTTGGGCAAGCCGTAGGCAAAGACCTCGTTGCCGAGCCCCAGCTCGTAGCTACCCCCATGTACGCTGCTCTTTCGGCTGGGTGGTTTTGGAAAACCCACGGATGCAATGATTTGGCCGAAGCCGAAAACTGGGAGGGCTTAACAAAACGCATAAATGGTGGTACATTTGGCCTTGAGGAACGCATTAAACTGACTCAACATGCGCTTGCCGTTCTGGGCGCTTAACTGCATACAACTATGCCTTTAATAAAGCCACAATGGAGACCCGGCGTCAACCGCGAGAACACCCAGTATTACACTGAAGGTGGTTGGTATCAGTCTGACAAAGTGCGGTTTCGGCAAGGAATGCCTGAGAAAATCGGCGGGTGGACGCAGTATTCAAGCTATACATTTTTAGGTGCGTGCCGTTTATTGTGGAACTGGATCACTTTATCCAATCAAAACTTTGTAGCGGTTGGTACTAATTTAAAGTTTTACGTTACGCTTGGCAATCAATATTTTGACATCACCCCCGTCAGATCGGTTGCTACACTCACAAATCCTTTTGCGGCCACATTAGGTTCTTCTACCATTACAGTATCTGCTACGGCGCATGGCGCTATTGCCGGGGATTTTGTAACTTTTAGCGGGGCAACAGGTCTAGGTGGTAATATTACCAGCGCAGTTTTAAACAAACAGTACCAGATTACAACCGTACCCAGCGTTAACTCATTCACATTTACTGCAACTGCCACGGCTAATGCGTCAGATGTATCTGGCTCGCCCGGAGGCGGAACGGTAACTGCAACATACCAGCTTAATACAGGACCAGCTTATCAAGTTCCATTCACGGGTTGGGGTGCAAGTTATTGGGGTTCAGGTCCTTGGGGTACGGGTAGCTCTGTAAAAACAAATCTACAGATTTGGAACGCCTACAATTATGGTGAAAACTTATTGTACGGACCTCGTGGTGGTGGTATTTATTATTGGCAACCCGCTGTTAATACGACTGCAAATCCCGGTGTTTTGCTCAGCTCGTTAGGCGGATCTGTCACAGTCACAAGCGCCAGCCCTGGTGTTGTTACAGCCAGTGGTGTATCTTTGCCTAATAACTCGAGCATTCAGCTCAACGCAACTGGATCAATGCCGTCTGGCTTATCAGCGAACACTACATATTATGTGACCAACACAACAGGCACAACGTTTAATCTTGCCTCAACTCCTGGCGGGTCTCCGTTGCCCACTTCAAGCACGGGTTCTGGCGTTTATATTTCTGATCTTGGTGATGTGCCCATCTATCAGAATGTATTGACTGTATCGGACAGCTCACGGTTTGTGATCGTGTTTGGAACAAATGCGTACCAGTCTTCAGTGCTGGATCCGATGTTGATTCGCTGGTCAGATCAAGCTAATCCATTGGTTTGGTACCCTGATATTACAAACCAGGCCGGTAGTATTCGTTTGTCTCATGGTTCACAGATTGTGACTACCGTTCAGACTCGACAAGAGATTGTAACGATCACGGATCAAGCTGTTTATTCACTTCAGTATGTTGGTCCTCCTTTTGTTTGGGCTACTCAGTTGATGGGTGAAAACATCTCCATCATCGGTCCTAACGCGGCTATCTATGCTTCTGGCGTTGTTTACTGGATGGGAATTGATAAGTTTTACATGTATAGCGGTGGCGCAGTCAATACGCTTAATTGTGATCTGCGTCGCTATGTATTCCAAAACATCAATGCCCAACAGAATCAACAAGTCTATTGCAGCACGGTTGAAGGATTTAATGAAGTATGGTGGTTCTATTGCGCTGGAACTGATACTGTGCCAAACAACTACGTTGTGTATAACTACGTTGATAAGATTTGGTATTACGGGACAATGAGCCGAACTGCTTGGCTTGATACAACATTGCAGTCCAATCCTATTGGCGCTAGTTATAACGCTTCAACAGGAACTGGCCAGCTTCTTAATCAAGAAAGCGGCGTTGATGACGTCTCTACCGGCACACCTGTAGCTATTGATGCCTATATCCAATCATCTGAATTTGATATTCAGCAAGGGGATCATTTCTCGTTTGTCTGGCGTATGCTGCCTGATGTGACATTTACCGGGTCAAATTCTACAACGCCACAAGCCACCATGACGCTTTATCCTTTGACCAGCTCAGGATCAGGAACAGGGACTGGCAATACAGAGACAGTGACTTATCAGGGCTCCAGCTATACCGTTACCGATGAATTTACAGGCATTGTTTACACCAGGATTCGTGGTCGTCAGCTGATCTTCAAGATGGAATCCAATCAAATTGGGACCACTTGGCAGTTGGGTGCTGTGCGCTTTGATATTCGTCAGGATGGAAGACGTTAATGGCTACAAAACCCAATAACCCAGCTGTACCCAACTTTCCGTTGGCGCCTGCTCAATACGATCCAGCCAATCAAAATCAAATGGCCAATGTTTTGCGTTTGTTCTTAAATCAGTTGAATTCATTTTTGACCATCATAAACAACGCATATATTACAAATACCACTGTATATACGGTGGCAACGTTGCCAACAGCTTCTACTTCAAACCTTGGAACTAGAACTTTTGTATCAGATTCAACAACCACCACTTTTGGCGCAACAGTTACAGGCGGTGGAACAAACACTGTTCCTGTGTACTCAAATGGTACTAGCTGGAAAGTGGGCTAAATGGTAAACTTAAACTTATTATTGGAGCAAATCCATGTCTGACATCTTTAGCAATGTACTCAATAGCGCGTCTAACGCCGTCCATGACCTTGGTAAAAGTACCATTGGGAAGATGGCCGAGACAGCGATTGCTGCTTATTTTATGGGCCCAGCTGGACTTGATTTGGGTGCTGAAGGCGGCGCTTTAGAAGGCATGAGTACAGCAGGATTGGGCGGTCTTGCTGGTGGAGCTGTTACTTTATTAAACGGCGGGAATATTGGTCAGGCTGTGACAAACGGCATGTTGGCTTATGGCGTTGGAAGTTTAATGGGGTCGCCCACAACTTCATCTTCAACACCATCAATGGTTGAGCCTGATACAAATACGATTCCTGGAAGTGGTGCATCAACGCCATCAAATCCATACATGTCACCAACTCCTACTGCCCCTGCTCCTGTGATTAATCCAGAAGCAACGCCAAACTATGGGCCCGATCCTTATGGTCCTCCCCCATCGTATACGGGTCAAGGATTTCCGGCCGCTCAAACTCCTGTTCAAGCAGCAACACCAACTGCTGTGTCTCAAGCAATTACACCCGTTGATCCAGCCGTGGCAGCGGCCCAGCGATTGGGAACTCCAGGATCAGGCGGAGCTTTAGATATTGGTTTTGGGCCTGGAAACATGTCACCGCAAGGAACAACTGGCGGTGGAGTTTGGAACACGATTAAAAACGCTTATACAAATGCCAGCCCTTATCAAGTGGCCGGAGCTGGTGCGCTTGGTTTAATGGCGCTCAAGTCTGCCGCAAAACCCAACTCAGTATCGCCCGCAAAGATTCCTACGCAGTACATTAACCGATACAACTACAACCCTTACAGCCAGCAAATGACGCTTGCTGCAAGAATTCCTGCATGTCAGTTTAGCGCTGCTACGGGTGGGATTGTTGCGCTCAATCAAGGCGGCCCGGCTTATCAGGGTTATGCTCATGGAGGCATAGCACGACGTTTTGATGCAGGCGGATCTACTGATCCCAATATCAATGCTACATATACACCGCAACAAATATCAGACTATATTGCTCAAAATAATTTGTCTGGTGATGCGCTTACAGCAGCTGAAAATCAATTTGGCGTAACTCAACAACAAGTTAATTATGCAAATGCATTAAACAGCCCTTTGGCTGCGTCGGATCCTTTTGCGGCTACTGTGGCTTCTGCCGATACAGCAAACAATATCCCCGTATCGGTAGGGGTACAAAATGAAGCTGCTACTGGATCTCCGTATACCAGTTATACCGGGCAGCAAATGGGAAATTACATCCAGCAAACAGGTTTAAATACGAGTTGTGCAGCAGCTTTGGCCGCAGCAGAGCAGGCAAACAATGCAAATCCAGCGGCAGTTCAAGCATATCTTGCATCTGTTAATAATCCTTATTCTTCACAAAGTTTAGCTAATCCATTGCAAACAAATGTTTCTTCATTTGATGCGCAACTGGGCACAAAAGGCGCTACAACAGATATTAATAATGCTGTGTACGCCGCGCAATCTGCCGCAGGTGTTCCTTCTGGGACGTCAAATAGCATTGCAGCAAATACACAAATTGCCAACGAAATGGATAATTGGAATGTAAATCCTGCTGCTATGGCAAATGCAGTAGGCATGACGCCAGAGGCCATTCAAGCTTTGTACAACCAAGTTGATCCAAATGGTAAATTTTCTACAGTTCCTCAGAAAGTAATTTGTAAAGTAATTTGTAAAGTAATTTGTAAACCAGGAGGAAGTGTTGGTGGTGGTGGAGGCGGCAGTTATACCGGAGTGAGTAGTGCATCAACGCCCATTCAATATGCTCCAGCTCCTTCTTTGCCCAAAGGTGTAGGCGGCAATACAGGCCCTTCTGTTTATGGCGGCGGCACTACCATCAATCCCAACGGCACAGTCACCGAGTCTCCTGTTGAGCCTGGCATTCCTGCTGGCGGCTGGACGGGCATGGCCAATCTCAAGAATGAATACACCGCTAGAGGTGGCAGCTTGGGTTATACGAATGCAGCTCCAACTTCGATGGATCAATTCAATCAAGAGTTCAATACGATGACTGGCGGCTCTGCTGCTGCTTATAACTTCTTGATGGGTAACACAACTCAACCCAAGACGCCCTACACGCCAACCGGCCAAGTTGCTATTCCTTACGCAACCGCTGTGATGGGATCAAAGGCTTACATCAAAGACCCCAATACGGGTAATTATGTGCTGGGCCAGGTTGGGGCTAAAGACAGCAAAGGCAATCCAATCATTGGGTCGAATGGAGTTCCAGTTAATGCAACGTATGATCCAGCGACCGGGTACTATATTGATGCAACCGGTAACATGTATACCAATCAAGGCGTCAACATTAGCTCTGGTTCATCCGGATCATCTGGGTCATCGACCGCCAATACATCTAACTCATCCAAAGTTGGAACCTCTATCAACGTAAACGGCGGGAAAGCTGTTTATGATCCTATTTCAAGTTTATATGTCCTGAATGGTCAATATTACAATGCAGATGGCAGCCCTAACAGTTATGTGGCAAATGCAAACGCCAAAGCTGGCGGGTTGATGGCGCTTGCTCATGGGGGCCGAATAAGAGGTTATGCTGGTGATGCTGGGTCTTTGGTAAACAATGCTTCTGAGGCTTATGAAAACAGCAATTTAAATGAAGCAGGCGCATACCAAAACGATCCTCTTGAGGCTTTTTATAAAACTGTACCAAGTAGCGTGATGAGAACGCCTACTGGAGCTGGTTTGGCTGCGGCCCTATATTCGCCAGCCTTAAACGTTGGCGATCAACAGCAGATGGATGCAATTAGACAGCAGATGCACAGCCCTACTTCTCAGTATGTCAATGGAAGGATGCGTCATACTATGGGAATGGCGGCTGGCGGTATGTCTGTAGGACATCTAGGAGGATACTCAGATGGTGGACGTTTACTCCGTGGCCCGGGCGATGGTGTCTCGGATTCAATACCTGCTACTATTGGCAGCAACAATCCTGAGCCTGCTCGTCTTGCTGATGGCGAGTTTGTGGTTCCTGCTCGCATCGTTTCTGAGCTCGGCAACGGATCTACTGAAGCAGGTGCTCGTCAACTTTACAAAATGATGGACCGTATACAAGCGGCCCG